TATGGGTTGTCTTGGCGAATGGCACGCCACTACCGGCAAGCGGCTTATTAGCGTTGCCAGAGTCGCCTGCAGTCGTAAACGACACGCCTGCATCGTTGGTATCACCGAGCGCGTTGTTGTTACAGCCTTTCGGGAAGTTGGTTGTGCCGCTTGCGTCATACCACGCACAGGCCATTGTACCTGTGGCCATTTGGCCATGAGCCAGTGACAGGATTGCCAGAGCGCCGAGCATGAATGCTGAGCACTGGTTATATTGGCTACCACGCGCGCGGCCTAGCACCACAGCGTCAGCCAGAATGCCGGTGCAGCCGGTCATGGTGGACGATGGGTTATAGCTGGCGTTACTGGTCAGGCTAATCGGTGACTGGTTCTTCATTGAAACCGCAGAACCGCCTGACTTACTGTTCAGGTACTTGTCGAAGAAGAAGCCCGACTTCTCTGCACCACCGTCGATAAACGCACGGTGCAGTACGTAGCCCGCCGCATTCGCAGAGGCTGTATCACTGAACTGGTCGATCCCCGCAATCTCAATACTGTTTGCGCCATAGGTCGCGTACTGCGGTGCGGCTACGTTACCGACGCGGTAATAAAACTTCGGCACAAACACCATGATAGAGCCATTGGTGTGTTGGTAGTTGCCGTAATTGTCGTGGGCTTCGTCATCCGTGCCGGTCATCACCGACAACCCGGCAGTGGCAAGATCGTCATGCGGGTAAACGCCAGCGCCGAAGCCCTGCGTGCCCGCCGTTCCGATAATGCCGCCGAATGTATCTGCAGTTGTGAATTGCGCCGTGGTCATCCAGCCAGAGACCAACGAGGCGCTTTTGTAGCGCACTCGCCAGTAATACAGGGTGGATTTCACTAATCCATCGACCGTCCAGCTTTCCAAATTCACCGCATCATCCAGTGATTGCGCGACGATGTTGGTAAACCCGGAGTCTGTCGCCACCTGCCAATCGCTGCTGACATGCGCTTCAAAGCCTGCAGGGGTAGTTGCATACGTAGACGCAACCAGCTCAACGGAGCTACTATGATCAATTGAGCCGTTACTGGGCGCAACCAATGTTGGTGTATTGATACCTGCGGGCTGAATCGGAAACTCCATCTTCCTGCCGTTAATGCCGTTGATTGTGAGCACCTCAGTGCCCGCTGTAGCAGGGGCGGCGTAGGTTATTGTGCCGCCAGAGATCGATGCAGTTCCGAGCTCCGCAGAAACGGTGTAATCAGTCAGCGTGTCGTAATTCGTGATCACACCAATCATTGACTGCGTGATGTAGATTGAGTCTGCTGACCACTCAACATAGACAATGGCGTCGCCTGGAACGTAACTAGATGGGTCGAACAAGGCCGCCTCTGCAGCACTAGCAGCCGCGTCCTCTGCGTACTTTTTGGCACCATACCCCTGACCAGCCACGACTTCCGCATCGGTTTTGGTAGCCCACTCTTGCGCAACGGCAGCAGAACCAGCCGCAGCGCTGGCTGATGCGCTAGACTCCCCTGCTTTGGTTGTTGCTATGCCGGCTTGGGTGGTTGCAGTGTCAGCCGAGGCACTTGCTTCTCCTGCCTTTGTGGTAGCAATACCTGCCTGAGTGGTGGCCGTGTCGGCAGAGCTGGATGCCTCGCTCGCCTTGGTAGTCGCAATACCCGCCTGAGTCGTTGCGGTTCCGGCTTGTGTGGTGGCTATGCCTGCCTGCTCACTTGCAGTTGTGGCGCTATCTGCAGCCTCGCTTGCCTTGGTAGTCGCAATACCCGCCTGAGTTGTGGCGGTATTAGCCTGAGTTGTGGCAGTACTTGCTTGGGTTGTCGCGGTTGCGGCCGCCATCTCTGAGTCACTAACCATTCTTCCGGTCGATGAAACCAGTCGGAAGTGGGTGCCATTGTAGGATGCCTGCACCACCTCAGTTGCGCTGATATCCCCGGCACGCAGAGCGGTACCATCCTGTCGAACCAACGGCTTGACGCCCAGGCTGTTGACGTTCAGTGTGGCTGCACCGGTATTGGCGTTGCCTGCCTTGAACAGCACTGTCATGCCATCAGTGTAAGCCGTGGGCGCTTTTGCCAGATCAATCACATAGGCGTCAGCTGCGCCGGTGTCGGCGGCATATGTCACTGAGCCCGATTGAATAGCGGCCGGTGCCGGCAGCTTATCAAAGCCTGCTGATACTGAATCCAGCTCGTCACGCACGTTTTCGGATCGTGCCTTGGTGCGCGGCGCAAAGGCCGCAGAGCGGTTATAGAAATCGTTGCTCATCGTTCAAGACGCCTTTTCTCGTAATGAATGATCACGCCCTGCAGCGTGAACGGATTGAACTGATCGGATTCTGTGTGGATCAGCAGGCCAAGGTTGGTGCCGGTGCCGTACAGCTTGACCTCTGCGGCGCTGACGGTCTGCGCATCCCAGACGAAGGAATCCCACTCATCGGTATCCCAGTAGCCGCCGCCACCGGCAATGGTCATCGGCTGTGTCACGCCTGCCGCATTGGCCGGGGATGAATAAGACAGATCGGGTGTCACGTTCATGGACACGTACCCTTCCCCGTCCAGCTCAAACACCGCCTTTCGCCACCGCTTGCGCACCCTGGGGGACTTCATGTTGTTGAACGCCAGTCGCACCCATGCTTCGATTGGCTCTCCATCAAAAGAAGTGCCGCGCTGATCCTCATACACGTAGCCATCATCCGAGCCAAACAGGATGCGTTCAGCACCGGTATCGTCCTCGTTATTGCAGATCACCCGCACAGGGCGGCCATAATCAAGCACAGTGGCGTTGAATACAGCGCCGTTCTGGGTATCGATTGGGTAAGTGGCAAAGCCTGTTCCATCACTGAAGAACATGCGGTATTGGTTGGTTGAGCGCACGACGGTTGAGGCAGTGATCTTGTTGCGCTGCCGGTCGACAAGCTTCTGAATGTTGCGGGATACTGATGCCGACTCGAAGTTACCAAACACGTTTGCACGGTCCAGCTGGATAATGCCCCTATCATCAAGTGCGTAAATGCGGGACAGGGATTGCAGCGTGTAGGCTGTGGCGCCCGTTGAATCGGACGCAACTGTAAGATTGAAGTCGCTGGAGCTGGAGCCTTCCAGTATGAACGTCTGCCGGGTACTGGACAGGATCATACCGCCCGGCTGCTCGATCATGCCGGTCAGTCGTCCACCCAGGCCGATCTCACCAGCCCCCAGGCTCACCTCATAGGAGTGCGGCGTACCCACGACCGAGAACTGAACAGACCCGTTCTCAAAGCCGAGGAATAAACGATTGCGGTATGCCTGAATAAACTTCGGGTTGTCAGTCGTGGCTTTGCTGAACAGCGGCGTAACAATCCCGTTGTGGTCGATCTCAAAGGCCGGATCAATGCCGTTGCAGCCAAACACCCGATAACCATCATCATTGGCCATGAAGTTCTGGCTGATGAACTCAAACCGGCCGCCTGGGGAAAAGGCAATCTGCGCGGCATCACTGGTGGCGGTCGCACAGGTTGTGGTGCCGATTTTGATTGGATCAGCATCGCTGAATGTGCCGGTTAGCGGCTCAATGATCAGATAGCCTTCCATGTCGCCACCTGACCATGTGCCCTTGATCGTCAGCACACGTTCCACCTGTGCAGTATCAGTGCCGTTGGTGATCACGTTGGTGGCGGCAATCTCACTGATGCCCGTATCAAACTTCAGATATGAGTGCAGCGGTACCGCCTGCCAGCCTGTTGCTGATGACTCATACAGCACGCACTCGGCACTTCCGGCATCATCACGGAAGGCATACACTTTGTCTTTGTGTACCCAGACGCCCCGGATTGGCCCTGAGCCCGGCACCTGCTGGATCAGTGTACGGTAATGGTCAGCCGCCAGATTGAGATAATACTGCTCCTCTTGTGATGTGGTGCAGTCTCGCTCCAGTGGTGTGTCCACCACCGTTGTACCGGCAACTGTTTCGCCTTCAGCGAAGGTGCCGGCCACTGCTGTTACATACAGATCATTACCGCTCACGGCCAGTACAGCACAGGTAGAGCCACTGGTGCCGCCAGTGAGTATATCCCCTGCGGCAATACCGGTACTGTCTGCAACGTTCATGCGGTAGAACGTGGCATCTGATGGTCGTGCTTGACCATCGAACCGCTCATACCCGGATATGCGCTTGAAGCCGCCAGAGATCCCGGGTTCAAAGTTCACAGCCTCAATTGCACTGCCTGGCTGCAGCGTCAGTGCCGGCGTGGCCTGATCGATCGTGCCCTTGAGTGCAAAGTACCCGTACTCAACGCTCATGCAATGGCCCCCGGCATGGTCATTGATGGCAGCTGATCCTGCTCTAGATCGGCCAGCATCTGTTGATAGTGCAGCTGGCCTGCTGCAAACACGTCTGGTGCATTCTCATACCCGGCGTACAGCATCATTGCCTTGTAGACGATCAGCATGTGGTAGTGACTCGGCAGCAGGGGTACATCATCGTTTTCTGCCAACTCTTGAGGCTTGGCATAATACTCACCGAACAGGGTGTAATCCGTGTCGGGTGTCGCGTTCAGGTACAGCTGACCATTGGGCGCCATACTGCAGCCCGTCGGCCTGCCTGTGTTCAGGGTCTGTCGGCGCAACTGCTGCATTTGTGCCCATGGTATGACAGTGATTCCATATCCATCGATATGCAGGGTGTCGCCACTCAGGGTGCGCAGATCGGCTGGCAGCGACACAATGCTACTGCCTTCCGCAACTGGTTGACTCAGCACCGTCCAATGAAAGCCCCAGTCGGTGCGGTAGTTCTGGATCTCCTGCCATGCCTGATTAATCCACTCGACATACAGGCGGTTCTCGCCCTGCTGGTTCAGGACAGAGGGAGGCCCATCACCTGAGCCCCCCACTTCCCGCCGCAGCCGTTGACACAGTTGCAGGAAGTTCATTTATCAGCCCTCAGGATCTTCGATACCCAGCACGGTGAACGGATAGGACGGTACTTCGGTCCACTCGCCGGTATCTTCGTCACGCACGTTCTGAACGGCGTTGTTCAGTGAGTGGAACAGGCCTTCACCAATGGTGACAGTCTCGCCACGCTTGATGCGGACCACGCGGCCATTGCAGCCCAACATCACCGGCTGCTTGTCCTTGCCGTCCTTGTGAATCTTGATGGTGTAACGCTTCTCGCCTTTACGGATTGCAACGCCGGTATTGTTGCGGCTTGGCGCGGCCTTGGCTTCGGCAGCGGGATCAGGTTCGCCCAATGCTTCACGAATCTTGGCGCGAATGGTGTCTTCACTGGGGTTTCCGGCCAGCGCAATACCCAGAATCTTTGCCTGCTCCTTGAGTTCATCTTTACTCATGGATTCAAGGTTGATCTCGTTCATGTCGTTCTCCTGCGGCCCTTCGCGGGCGGCTTCAGATCAAAAAAGAAAGGGGAAGCGAATGCCTCCCCTTGTTACATCACCGGTTATGCCAGCTCAGTAGCCGCCACTTCCATACGGCACAGCCACGCCTCGTTTGAGATAAAGCCTTTCCAGTAGGACTTCCAGCCTACCCAGCCCACCTGGCCCAGTTTGTCGTTGGAATCGATCTCACCCGGCTGGCGGATCTTCATCTCAACTGCTTCCTTGCCTTTCAGGGCAATGTGGCCATACGCATCCTGACCGGTGTAGATGATCGGGTACACGTCAGCATTGGTGCCGGTAGTGGACACCATGGTGCTGGTTGCAGCGCCCGCATCCTCCCAAGGCTCCAACACCGGAGTCAGGATATAACGCACGTCTTCAACCTTGCCGATCTCATACGGCAGCGGCTTCATTGAGCCGTACTTCTCAACCGGCACGAAGCCAGTCAGGTCGCGGATATCCGCTTCCAGGTTGGTGTGTGCAAATGCGAGGAAAGCCGCGTCGATGGCTTCAGTGCCGTACTTGACGGAGCTGGATACCATCTTGGTAACTTTCTTCGCACGCTCGGCCTTCAGCAGACGGGTCACGGCACGCTGTTTGGGCAGGCTGATTGCACTGTTCACCGCGTTACGGGCAGAGCCGTTGGCATAGAACACGTTGCTGCCGCCGCGAATGATGCCCCACAGCAGAGACTCGAAAGTTTCCTGAGACTGCTCACCGGTCAGAGTGGTGGCATCCTTCAGGACGGGATCTTCTGCTAGGTCGTGAACCACGTCAGTGATTTCAACCACGTCACCGTACTGGCTCAGGCTAACTTCCACATCTTCGTAGGTCAGCGCCTTGGAAGTCGGGGCTGTGCCTTCAGTCAGCGGAGTGGTGGCCAGTGCCAGCGGTACCGGACGGCGGAACTTCACGGTCTGGGATTTGTTCTTGGGTACCGGCTTGGTCATACCGTACTTGGACAGTACAGAGATCGGCTCGGCGTGCTTGAGGTGTTCAGCCATTGCCCACGCGGTAGTGCGCTGGGACAGGCTGGAGTAGGTAGTCTGTTCCATGGTTTTGCTCCTAAGTGCAAGAAAAGTAAAAGGTTTTGCGTTGCTACCCTTTCGCTTGCTTACACGGAGGAGTCACGACAAAACCCCGCGTCCAGTTAAGGAGGCAGGGTCTTGGGAATCGTCCGCTTCGTGCTTGCGCGGGTGGATCAGAGCAAACCAGTATGTCAGGCGGCGTGAGCGGCCTTACTGGTTCGCGTAGTAGTCAAACGCGGCATCGAGATCATCCTCTGCCGGCTGACCGGGGTTGCGCCGTCCGCCACGATTGGGGATTGTCTGCGCGTTCTGCAGCTGCCGTTGCCGGCGCTGGTTCATCGCTTGGGTCTGCTGTTGCTGCATACCATTGGCCAGCTTGTAGTTGCCGATCAGATACGCGGCATCTGCGGCGTTTTCTGATCCCATCAACTGCTGCACCGCCGGTGGCTGCGTGCTCACCCATTGGCGAAATTCGTTTGATGCAGCAACGTCCCGCCAGTCGGGGTGCTGCTGCTCCAAAATCTGATACTGTGAGCTGACATACTGCTCATGCGCCTGCTGCTGGATCGGCTGGATCTGCTGCTGCAGTTGCTGAATCTGCTGCTGGTACTGACTGGATACGGCCGCCATGCGTTTTTCCAGCGCCTGCGCGACTTCCGGGAAGTCTTCTTTCAGCGCTTCCCATTCGGCATCGGTGTAGCCTGAGCCTTCAGGGTTGTCTGATCCGTTCTGATTTGAGGTCTGAGGCGCTTTGCTCTGCAGCTGCTGGATCAGTTGTTCCTGTTCCTGGATCTTGCGCTGCAGGGCATTCTGGCGGCCAAGGTCGCTGTTGTAGCGGTGCTGCCACTGCTGGGCTTCCTGCTTGTAGCGCTCAAGCTCGGCAAGCGGGTCAGGCTGTTGCCCTTCTTCTTCGCCCTGCTCGCCTTCGTCATTGTCGCCGCCCACTTCGTCATTAATTGAGTCATCAGAGGCGAATCGGCCCTGCTCATCACGGAGCTGATCGCCCTGCTCTTCGCCTGTTTCCCCAGTGGCAAACTCATCAAAGGCTGACTCAAGTTCCTGTTCGTGCGCGTTCTGCTGTTCTTCGTTTTGCATGGTGCCTCCAGCGGCCTTCACAGGCGGCTATTGGTTTCGGGTTATGAGTATGAGTCCGACACGATAACCGGATCGTCCTCGGTATCCGTCAGGCAAAGCAGTTGATCGATCAGATCAATCTTGCCGCGTTGCCGTTCTGATTCTTGGTCTGCGATCAAGGATTCAATCGCTTCCTGTCGCTGGCTGCGCGCCCACTCGGTCACGGCCAGCCAGGTTTCACTGTGCCTGTCGATCTGGTTCATCAGAAGGTATCAAACCCCCGTGCCAGGTTCTCGGCCTGCATCTGCGTCTGTGTGCGCTTCAGTGCCAGATCACCAGCCGCCTTGTCTCGCTGCGTCTGGATCTTGACCTGCTCCAGTTGTAGCTTGGCCTGCAGCTGCGCAACCGTCAGGTTTTCTCTGGCTGCAATGTCGGCCAGCTTCAATTCACGCTCCTGCTGCAGCTTTGCCGCATCCAGTTGCTGCCGGTACTGCATTTCCTGCTGTTTCAACTGAGCATCGACCTGCATCTGCTGCTGCTTGAGCTGCAGTTCAGCGGCCTTGATCTGAGCGTTTGGATCTTCAGGCTGCCGTTGTGATTCAGCAATCTGCTTCTTGCGCTCCTCGATCTCGGCATCAGACAGAGTGATCTGGTGATACGGCACCTCAAGCGCCTTGGCGATCTCCCGATCCAGCCCTTCCCAGTCACGGCGCAATGCCAGTTCAGGGTTACTGCCGGTCACGTTGGCGAACACCAGCAAGTTCTCCTGCTGCTTTTCACGTACCAGAAGCGCACCGGAGCCGCGGGCATCAATGGTGTAATCACCCTTGATCTCCGGGCTGTCACTGAATTGCATGTTCCAGTCATAGAAGCGGGTAATGGTTGGCCGGGTGATATCGTCATCCCAGTTCTTTACCGCACGGCGCAGCACGATATTGGCGCTGTTCATCAGCATGGCCATGCCGCTGCTGGTCTTGGTGACGTGGGACGACTGCTCACCCTGGGCGATCAACGGCAGGTTGGTTTCCTCATCGGCCAGCTGGCGTGCCATGGTGAAGATGTTGGCCAGCTCCATCTGGTGACTCGGGGTGCTGAAGGTGGCGAATGCTTCTTGAACACTGCGGGTCTTGTCCTTCAGGTACCACAGCTTCTTGGGTCCAAGCTGCCAGCTACCATCCGCAGGCTGAACAATCTCGCGGTTCACCACCACCTGATCGGCCACACTCATGCCGCCGTTATCCATCATCATGCGCCAGGCGGCATTGATCACCTTCTGCGGATTGCGCATCAGGTACGGCACACCAAAGCCAAAGATGCTGGACTCGTCTTTTTCCCAGTTGAATACCGAGTATGGACGGTCCTCGGTGTCCATTGGATTGATTGCTACCTTCAGGACGCATTGGCCGGAGAAGAACACCACCGCCTCCAGTTCATCATCCAGTTCGTCAATCTCCTCCTCGGGCAGCGGTTCTTCCGTATCCTGCATCGCATCAATCAGCTCTGCCTTACTGATCGGGCCGTGGTACTCCCATATCTCATAGCGATTGGAGTCAACAACACTGCCGACACCGGTAATGCTGCGGATATCGTTCACGTAGTCCTTGGCGACATGGGTCTCCTTCGCCTCGGTGCGCAGCAGTTTGCGCAGCTGCCCCTTGAGTACGCCCGGCATCCATGCAAAGTCGCGCAGCTGACGCTTTGTCAGTCGGCGCTTCTCAAAGATGAACTCACACTCATCAATGGTGCGTGCCGACATGTCCGGGTAGAAGTCCCAGATATCCACGCGCTCAATGGACGGGGCCAGATCCTCAGTGATCTGCAGCATGGAAGTACCATCTTCCAACAGATCCCAGCGCTTACGCACACGCCCAACAACGACCGGTCCCTTGACGATACCGGTACCCAGCTGCGCCGCATCGTGGATAATGTCACGCGCTTTCGTTGGGTACCGCGCCTCATTCAACTGGTCATCGATCTCCTGCTGCATGAGCAATGCTTTCTTCTTGGCTGCGCGCTGGATCTCATCGGCCACCTTTTCAGCATCAACAGGCTCACCGTTCGGCCCCTGCATCACCTGGCCAGGCTTGACGTTATCCAGCTCCGGTACCGGTGTTGGTTTGATGCCCCAGTTGCGGTCATCAGTCGGGAACAGCATGTCCTGCAGTCGTGCTTCAGCCGCATTGGTCTTGTTGCGGGTGATATTTACGAATACTTGACTGCCGCCTGCCTGCTTGATGCGCTCGTACTCGCCAGGCTGGTACTCACCATGGTACTGACGCAGATCCTTCAACCAGCGCTGTTCGATATCAGAGCGCAGTGCTGCCTGATCATGCGCAAGCCGTGACAGGCGTGACGCAAACACCTGCAGACGTTCGGCAAGTTGTTCTTCCTGCTCAACAGGGTTTACAGATTCGTTCATCAGAGCCTCACGGCTGTGCTTTGGATGGGTATCAGTAACCGGCTACCCGGTCACCAATTATGTTTTCGTGCTGTTCAGATCGATCAGGTGCACGCACCGGTTCGGCAAAGGTCAGCGCCAAAGCGTCTGCACCGTCTGGTGACCTCAGGCCGCGCTTTCGCATATCCTCTTTGCTTTCAAGGATTCGGCGCTGGTTGCTGTCGTACTTGTACTGGGGTCCGCAAAGGTCTGCATGAAGCGCGTCCTCGCCCGGGATCATCACCGGCAAGTCACCGCTTAGCCAGTCGCGCATCTCCCACCACATTTCAGCCCGCTTGTTGCGGTACCGCTCCGGGTCCAGTGCGCTGCTGCCGAAGTTCACTGCAACAACAATATACTTCTGGCTTTCGGGCAACAGCTCCATCAAGCGGTCATATACCCCGGCACCCAGGCCGCCCACGTCAATCGCCACCTGTGCAGGCTTTTCCTTCTTGATGATGGAGTACACCAGACCGGCCACCTCCATCGTGTCCTTGCCCTTGTGTCGCTCCAGCTGGTACGCGGCTCGGTTGCGGCGCCGGATAATAGCTGTGCTGTCATTGCCGAAGCGTGCCGGATCAACGCCGATCTTGAGCGGCCCAGACGCCAAGCATTTGTACTGCCGCGCCTTCATCACTGGCTCAGGTGTAATCAATGACTGTCCGCCGGACACCTGGAAGGCCTCTTGTGCCGTCATCGGGTATTCCTGCTTGAAAGCGGATTCACCATCGACACCATCAACGGTCAATTCCGCAATCTTGAACCGGCGGAACATGATCTGTTCATCATCCAGCCGGTACAGCTCTTTCAGGTCCTGCTCGGTTGCAGTGGGCTTGAAGCCTTCTGGTACCGGCTTGCGGTACTCTTTCTGCCAGAACCATGGAACGAAGATGGCGATATACTCACTCTCGCCGGCTTCAGCCTGCTGCCATTGCTGGTGAAAGTAGTTGCCGATCCCGTTTGCCGTGGATTCCAGTATTACTTCGGTGTCGGGTGCGTCTGGGATGGCCTGCAGGATACCTTTGGCATGCTCTGACGCATGGGGCCAGAAACCAACCTCTGAGCCATGGAAATACTGCAGAGTAGTGCCCCTGCCCACTCCCTTGTTGCCAGCTGTGCCAACCTTGTACCCGGAATCCAAACGATCAAAGATCAACTCCTTGGCGTTACTCGCGCCGGTTGAAGGCTTTACCAGTACCGGGCAGTTCTCGTGATAGCGCTCGGCCATCTCAAACAGTGCCGCTGTAGATTCGGCCTCGTGCGTCAGGATGAATGCCCTTACACCTTTGCGGTGCGACACCAGCCAGTAAAACCTGCCTTCTGTGTACGTGGATGCACCCTGCTGCCGGCCCTTCAGGATGATCGCCCTTACCTTGCCGGTCAGTCGCTTCTGCTCGCTGATGCAGGCATGGATATAGCGCTGGGCTTCATTCAGTGCGAACGGCTCGACTCGGCCCTCTTTGGTGCGGATATGCAGGCACCGTGGTGCGTAGTGCTCAAAATCATCACGCAGCTTGCGCCGGATTTCTTTCTCGCGCTCGTTCATTCCAGCGCAGACAACGCATCTTCGTGGCTGATCTTCATACCACCGGATACACCCAGCTGATCTTTGAACGCCTGCACCTCAACATGCTTGCCGATCAGCTCCAGGTTCTTCACCTTGTCGGGCCACTTGATCTTTTGCAGCACGCTTTCAATCGCATCATCGCCCTTGCCAATGGCGCTCAGTCGGTTGATATCCAAGCCTGACAGTGTTGTGCGCCACACCTTCGGCCATTCCCGAACCGGTTTTAGACTTCCGTCATCGGCCAGAATGTCCAGAACATCCATCTGGTCAATCTCTGTCAGCCGTTGAAGCACATATGCCGCATCAACTTTAAACTGCTCTTCAGCTATTTTTGCCGCTTCCAGCCGGAGTTGATTAACCCTTGCCTTAACCTTGTCTTCAGAAAACAAGCGTGAAGCCTTCTCATGGACTGTCTTGTCCTTCCAGCGCTTCGATTGCGGATAGGCTTTTCGGTAGGCCTTGCTTCGATCACCGCCGTTCAAAACATACTCTTTGCAAGCGGTTTCTTTGCGGGCATCAAGCTGAGCTGGTGTATCGAGTTTTTCCATAGCGGCCCCCTCTCGGGCGGCTGATTAATACTGAGTCGTGCTTTCAAAGCGGTCAGGCTTCGAATACCTGATCGTCATTACCTTCACGGTTTGAATAAGCCTCACCGAAAACTTCTACTGCTCGGTACCATAAGCGACGGCGCCACCACCACATGCCATCCTCTTTGAGCCAGCGGAGGAAGTCCCTGTTTGCTTGTGGATACCAGTGATCACCTATCAGGCCCTGCTTAATCAGCTCGAACAATGCATCATGCCCGGCTGATGCACGTATGCTGTCCTCGGTGTCCATGGTCGGACCACTCGGGCCGTCCCAGAGATATCCCTTCCGTAGTGTCAGCGTTCCGTTCTTGTCCAAGGTGATATGACCAAGCTGAATCTTGCTGCGAGGACGGATACCGGTATCCAGCAGGAGGTCTTCGGCCAACTCATACTTGTAGTTCCGCTTGTAGTACTTCACTACTGTGCCTCCAGTGCCTCAAGTAGATCAGTACAAAGCCCATCCATCGGATATTCAGGCACTGCCGCGAGAATAACCCGCAGCAAGATTGCCCTCGCTACCGGATCTGACTCTGTGCAGTATCGATGCTGGAGAGTCAGGATCTGCAGGGTGCCGTCAACTGCAGTTCCGGCCACATCACCTACCTGATACCCATCTTGAAGCCTCGGCGCATTAGAACAACCAGCCATAATTGCGGCAGCCACAACGGGGATAAGAATTGGTTTCATGGAATCACCTGTGCGATAGAAACGGCGAGAGTGGCTGTGCCGAGTAACAGCGCGCCAACAATGGTCAGAACCTTCCAGCCACCCATTACCGACCCCTTACTGGTCAGCAACTGATCGCGGATCTGCTCAATCTGCTCTGTGCGTTTGCGGCACTCTGATAGGGCTGGGCGATCACTTTCAATCGCTCGGATACGCGATTCATGATCATCCAGCTGTCGCCCCATCCGTTTACTGGCATCTTCATGCTGCATATGACGCGCCTCGGACGCAGCCATGGTCTTGCCCATTTCGGCTGCGGCATCCGCCACCTTCACAACCGCATCGCGCAGCTCCTTGATATCGGAACGCACTTCGTCACGGTGCAGGTTCATCGCGTGCTGGTGATCGTTCAGGGCCTTCAGAATCAGATCGGTATCACTCATCCCGTTACCATCCCGTGCCAGTAGTTCAGGATGCGTTTGACGTAGGTGGTGGTTTCGACTGCATTCTTGCCGGTCACCTGGGGCAGCGCCTTGATGATGCTCGCATAGTCGTTTGCACCACCGGCCGCCTTCTGCGCCCTCAGCAGATTGCCGAAGCCGGCGTTGTAGCTCGCCAGTGCCAGACAGTAACGATCGATATCAGGACGGGGAGCAGACCAGCCATTCAGCAGTTTCGCCATGTAGTAGGCGCCTGCAGGGATAGCGGCTTCGGGATCAAATGGGGTGATGTCTGCAGGATAGCCAAGCTCTTTGGCTACGTCGGACCATGTACCAGGCATAAACTGAGCTATGCCGTGAGCCCCTGCAGGGGATACAGCATCCGGATCCAGTCGGGATTCGGCCAGATACTGTGCTTTGAGAAGGCGCCAATCATAGCCGGGCAAGTATTGCTCTGCTGCCTGCTTGATTGCCGCGTCATACTGAGTGGTCATAGCGATTCTCACGAATGGCTGAATGGGGGCCGGATTGTCCGCCGGTACGGAACCTATCGCCTCACGGCGAGTACTTCGCTGCTTCGGGGCGCTACTCCCGATCTACGCTACCCAATGCAACTTTCGCCCCACTGGTGACTTTTTCTTGTGGCGGGCGCCTGCGTAACCTTCCCAGTCTACGTGTCTGCTTTCCACGTCGAGCAGCGAAATCAGGGCACAAAAAAACCCGGGCGCGATGCCGGGTTCGTTTGTCTTGCCGTCAATACGACCAATCTACAAAAAAGCATAGCAGAAATGACGTACCATGCAAGCGCTATGCGGCCTGAGCGCTGAAGTTTCTGATCATCTGCACCAGTGCCTCCATCCCTTTGCCTCGGTAATACCGATACTGGCGAACCGTCATGCCCAATTCCTCCGCTATCCTGCGCTCGGTCCAGCGTTTGCCCTGGCGGTCATAGGTGCCGGCGGTATGCTCATGGATCAGCAGGCATGTACGGTGTCGCTGCGGCAGTCTCCCGATCAGCTCCCTCGCCTCCGGCAGCAGTGCGTGAGGCCTGCGGATAAACTCCACCTCTCTGATCATCTTGAGATCCGCCTGATCATTCCCCGTTGGCGGGGGCAGCCAGCCTCTGAATTCGATCAGTGACTGCAGCACGCTGGGTTGATGCCAGCCTGCCGCCATATCGGCACTCATCACCCAATTCAGATACACCTCAATCAACTTGTCCGCATGGCGTTCAGCGTTGTTCATTTGGCAGCTCCCGATCAATCCATCTACGCATGCTGTGTATCCACTCTGTTGTTATTGTGTGCGCCTCATCCGGGCTCTCGTTGACCCTTCGCTCCAGGTTGTCCATCCCGAGTGCGATTGCGCTCCTGAGTGATTGATACTTCCTGTCTGGATCAGCGCCCTGCATTCCGCTCTCTCCTCTGCTTAATGATCCGCTCACGTATCTCGTTCCGCATCTGCTGGCTTTGCTTCTTCGCCCAAGACTCTTGGCGCTGCCGGGGCTGCTTGGCTACCCACCGGGCAAGGCAGTCAAGGAAGTGTTCTCGATCCTCCGGCTTCATGCCGCCCACACCACCTGGGTACCATCAAACGCCACAGCCTGCCTTACCGGCTCGATAATGATTGCACCCTCCTCACCCCAAAACTTCAGTGCATCGGCATGGAATATGTGTTTGTCCTCCTGGTGGACCGCATCCCACAGAGCTTTCAGCATGTTGTCGGCATCCGGCTTGCCCTGGTGCGGCTGGCCGTTCATTTCTGCGCGTTTCTTCTTCGGCCATGACTTCGGCATTGGTAGGATGAAGATTATCCGGTCCCCGGTGGGGCGCAGTTGGATGCCAAGCGCGCGCACCTCATCGCAAAAGGCGCGGTATCGAAGTACGGCCGGACGTTTTTTCCAGCGGTCGGCCTGAGTCATGCGAGGCTTGGGTACTGGGGTCAGTTTGTAACGCTTCATGCCGCCACCTCCACCAGCCCGCGCCTGGTCAGCTGCTGCAATGTCAGTACAATGGCTCGATCCATCCGCTCTCGGCGCTCCTCACGACTCAGATGGTTTCCGTTGTCGATCTCATGGTGGCAGTCGGGACAGAGTGCAGCGGTTAGGCTGTCGTCGTTCTTCTGCCCCATGCCTCGGCCCTCGTTGCGGTGCGCGACCTGGATACCCCAGGCGCCACAGAGTACGCATTGATCCAACTGGCCCACGGCGGCCAGCCACTTGCGGTTGCGGTATGGTTTGGTTTTGAGATTCACGCCGCCTTCCTCCCTTCCTGCGCTTCGCGGTACTCGGCATACACAGCCAGTGCCGGTTCGCTCCAGTTCACGCCCATTTCGCTGCCCTGCTGGTACAGAAATTCGATGAACTCTGACGCTTCAGCCTTGCGGAATTTGGTTGTGCTGGGCCGAACGGTAATGGTGCGCTGGCCGTCCATGCTGGTGATCAGCTGCCCCGGGTGACTCAATGGCTCACACATCGCGGCCTTCTCCTGCTCAAACTGATCGACAAGCAACGCCTTCCATACTTCGGTGTCATACCGGCGCTTGCCGAAGAACGTCACCTGCTGGGCAATGTCGCGGATCATGGCGTGAAACTTCTTGTTCATTTCCGCTGACCGGCTCGGGCGTTGGACCGATACAGTGACCGGTCCGCCCTTGATCATTTCACTGACCAGCTGCCAAACGCGCAGCATGACCGGGCGCTGCTGATCTTCGGTCTTGATCGTGATCGACTTACTCACCCACAAACCTCCTCAGCAGGTGGATCGGAATGATCACGGCTTCGGTATGCCCGTAACGGGTGATACCGCACAGCGTCTTGTCGTCCAGCACGTCCTTGATGGCGCCGCCGGTCAGATCGCCAACTTTGAGCGGGTTCTTGATCGCCTGCTGAACGATCTCCTCGATCAGTTTGAGTTTCTGTTCCAGTTCGCGGATTTCGGTGGTCATCAGTTCAGCCCCATTCCTTTTTTCAGTTCTGCCAGAGCGGCCTTGCCCGTCTGCTTTGCCTGTTCGGTTTGCACCTTGGTACCGTTCGTGTGGTGCTCCAGTCGCGTGCTATCGGCGGCAGGCATGGTAAATACCGCCCCTTCGGCTATTTCACCGGCAACTGCCTGGTAATGACTGCTGAACGCCTTTTGAGTGGCGTCACCATTGCGGATCTCATACCAGCCGGTACGGCGGCCAGCCTCGTAGATCGCCGGGTGCGTCCACTGGTGGATCAGTACATGGTGCGAGTGGTGGTTCGCTTCCAGCCATGCAACGTCATCTGGCGGCAGGCCGAGATCGGCAGGCTGTACGCGACACCACGAAATGAACTTGCCCACGGATGGGAAGAAATCGGATTCAGACAAGCGCGCCTTTTCAACACCCCGGGCGATCTGTGACAGGTCGGTAACACCTGCTGCCATCAGCCCCTTCACCCAGGACGCCTTGGCCGCTTTCAGGCTGGCATCATCCGGGAAGGCGTTGCGCCAGGCCGGGAAGGACGCCTGCAGGGCGCGAAAGATATCGTTGACGTTGCGGGCCGCTGCGTCGCTCAGGCTCGGCCCCTGCTGAGGCTGAGCAACCTGACCGCTGCGCTGCTGCTGCACAACCTGACGGGTTACGGTGGATACGGATTGCATGTCACAGCCCTCCCAGATCGTTGGCCCAGGTCAGATCGTCCCAGTCCGGGCCGTTCGAGCGGGGGCGCTGCTGAGGCTGCACAGCCAGACCCGCCGGCGCGTTCAGGTAGCCCTCGAACTTCTCGGCGTTGAACAGGGTGGCCGGGCGCAGGTACTGGTTCATCCGGCCATCGTCGATCCACTCCGCGGTCTTGCGGTCGATCACGGTGATCAGGTCGTCCAGGGTGTGGCCGTCTTTGAGTCGGGCGCTGATGAATTTGTGGTTGGTGGCCGTGTTCTTGAAGCGCTTGCCTGCGGTCTGGTTCAGATGAGCGATCACCTGCTCGCACTGCTCGGTGTAATCAGGGCGGGATTTTTTCGGCCTGGATGCGACAACCGTATTCGACGTGGCCGCTGCCGTCGGTGCAGGCTCGTCCTGCCCGACAAGATCTATACCGTTAGGTATAGATATATTCTTGTGTTCTTGTGTAGTGGCCCTTTTGGTTGGCCCTGCGCTGGCCTTTTCGTTGGCCCCTGATTCGCTTAAGGCCGCGTCATTGCTGGGCTTGGCTTGGCCCTTTTGTTGGCCCGAAACCGTTGGCCCTTGTTGGCCCTCATTTGACTGAAAAACACTGTAATTGCATACAGTGAAAATAGTGCCGGAGCGGTTGGAATCCTTGCTGATCATCCCCTCGCTGACGAAGAAATCCAGAATGCCACGCATCTGTTTTTCAGTCACGCCGACCCGCGCAGCCAGCGCCTTACGACCGGAGATAAACTGGCCCGCCTGCAACATCACCGGCTTGTTGCCCAGCATTGTCTTGCGCGGCTTGTAGGATGCCAGCATCAGGATATGCACCCAGGCCGACAGGTACTCAGGACGGCCAGCAAAGGCGCTATCCTGGAGCGATCTGAATAATTTGATATAACCCCCTTCCTGCGCTTCGATCTGCTCTGGTGCAGGCTCTACGGCAGCGCGGACGGCATTCAGGTGATAGACGTTGCTCATGCCGCCACCTCGTCAATAAGGTGCAGTTCGTGGCGGTACTCCCCGTCCCAATCCTTCTTCATCACCAGCTCGCCCTTCTCGTACATCGCGTACAGCCGTTTAGCGCCACGGGCAGTCAGAACTACCTCCTCGTACTGGAAGCCTTCCTTGTTCGCGTCACGGCGCTCAGTGAAGTATTTATCGCGGGTGTAGGCAGACGCGCGGTAGCCGTGCTTCGTTTTGATCAGGTAGCCACGGTAAACCAGCGTCTTATTGATCTGCTGGACATTGACGCCATTCAGCTGACGGCCAAAGGCGGCGGGTGTAATGCCGTGAACCAGATTGTCGGCCAGGTCATTACAGACACCCTGCAAGCGGTTGGTTTCGTCGGTCAGGGCTTCAACCTGATTATTCAGGTCTTCGATGGCGATCTTGGCTTGCGGGGTCAGATTGGCCAGCCATGCCGGTTCGCTGGTGTTGTAGCTGCCGGTCTTGCGGATCTGCGGCAGAACTTCGGATACCACCCACTCCTCGAACTTCTCTGCAGCGGGCAGCTTGGAGCGCATTACCAGACGGTAAACGTCACGCTCAGGGACTATGTAAGTATCCACTACGCCTGAAGGCAAGTTACCACCCTGAATACGGTGTTTTGACGCCCCCTTGCAGTGCTGCCGGATAGCATCGGAGGGGCGCGCATACCCCAGCACCTCAGCCACATCTTTCGCCACAAACCATGGCTCACCATTGATCATCAAAGTGCGCACGCTGGCACCGTGAAAATCAAAAACAGCGGGAGTTGAATTTTTGTGAGAATTAACCATAATTAAGCCTCTTGTTGATTAACCCCGTCACGGCCAGCCAGCCATTCAGTGTCGGGGTTTTTCTTTGTCTGAATCCCGGTTACGCCATCCGGTGCGCTTATGGTGGCCATCAGGCCATGCGCCGTTATCACCCGCGATTTGTGCTTGCTATGCAGAGGCATGGGGATCAGTTGCTGAAGCGTCGTAGAGATGCAGGCTCTCGGCTTCGTAACTTTCCTGCACTGCTGTGTTGTGGCTTATTGCGCCAGCGTCCCTCGACAGCACCAACGTGACGCGAGCTGTGCCCGCTCTTGTGCCACAACGGAAAGCAGCCTCGTGTCTTAAACGCCCCAGCACACTTCACTGTGGGTTCAGGCTGCTTTGCGTTGCTGCCTCTCTGTCGCTACCGGCGAAGCTGATACCGGCGTTGTCGGGATGGAGAAACCCTTGGCTAACTGGATTGTCTTGGGCGCTGATCCAGCTCACAGCACAACCTGCCCACCTACACGGTTAAGCTGCGCCGGGCACGCAGTCGCTGCAGACGACATAACCCAGGTCATACCGGTCATTCGGACCGCCACACTTGCGGCATACCGGTTCACCTTTCATGCTGCTGGCATTCGCCTTGCTGCGCTGGATCGCCCAGTCGGTGTTCTTCTCTTCGCGCTCCTGCGCCAGATCGACTACATCAGCCACGGCTAACCCCTTCACCATTCCCGACAGTTCTTTCAGTACTCGCCGCACCATTTGCCGAACCAAAGATGCGGTGCATAGACTGAAACTGACGCTGCTTCTCAGCGAGGTGAGCCATGATCAGATCGCGCAGATATTCAGATGCAGAGATACCGACCAGATCGGCCAGCGCCTTGATCTGTGCTTCTTCTTCATCGGTGACGTGGGTGGCCAGGTGGCCGGGTAGTTTTGCCATGAGAGCTATCCTTAGGCTGCGTCAGAGGTTGACTTCAATGTTTCTGAAAGAAGCCAGTCAGATGAGAACGCACCGCCTGAAATGTCAGCGAGCCGCTTTGCGTACTCGGTTTCGCCTGTGTAGTCGGTGCGTGGCAGTCGGCCTGCATCAATCCACTTGTAGACCGCACGGACACTGACACCACAAGCCTTTGCTGCGGCTGGGATCTTGCCCGGTATCTGGTCAATGGAGGTCTTCAAAACATTCATTTGCGGGGTCTCAATGTGAACTTTGGGTACATGATAGAACATGAACTGATTGTTCCGCAAGACTATTGCATCATTGAACTTGAGGTTCATAAGCGAGGCGGTCGGATGAGTATTGAGTTTGGCGAGCGGTTACAGAGAGCGCTCGAGTTAAGGGGGGTGAAAAAACACGGTTCTGGTGCCTGGCTGCACCGGCTTACTGGTGTAACCCCAAAAGCTGCCAGTAAGTGGCTGAATGGCGAAAACGTGCCCCGCCGTGAAAAGATAATTCAGATCGCCAATGAAACCGGCGTTCGCAGTGAGTGGCTTGAATACGGCGCGGAGCCAATGCTGCCGGGCGCAATAGCCGCAGAACCTAGCAATGTTGCTCCGGCGTATTTCAAGGAAGAGAGGAGGTTTCCTGTGATTAGCTGGATACAGGCAGGTGAATGGTCTGAAGCGATTGATACGTTCCAACCTGGCGATGCTGACGAATGGGAATCATCAGACAGCAACGTGGGCGATAATGCCTTTTGGCTTCGCGTTATCGGTGACAGCATGACAGCACCATCAGGCCTAAGCATCCCAGAAGGCCACATGATCTTGGTTGATCCGGCCTCACCTGCTGACAATGGCAGCTTGGTGGTCGCAAAACTGACAGACTCAAATAAGGCTACATTCAAAAAGCTAGTGATCGATGCTGGCCAGAAGTACCTCAAGCCGCTAAATCCAAGCTACCGAACCATTGAGATCAACGGCAACTGCCGTATCGTGGGCGTTGTTAAGGAAGCAAAGATAAAGCTATAACCATGGAGGCGCTGGCAAATGGAGATACTGGCTTTCATTGCGGCCTGCGTAGTCATTTGGAAATTAATTGACTCCGCAAGCAGCAAAACCGAAAACAAAGACACCGTTCGGCAGACTACAACCATTCGCCAGAGTGGCGGAAAAACAACAACAGAGACCGTCATTCATCAAGAGTTCGTGCGCGGCACAGCGCACGGATCGGTAAACTTTCAAAATACACCAGCAGACCCGACAGTAGGCCTTAGTGATGCCGACATAGTTGGCATAAAAACCATCCCGGGAAGCGAAGCACCCACCCATAAGGCGCTGAATCACGATGAAGCCCAGCCGCAGCAGCCCTATCAAGCCACAGCACGATTGTTTGGCAGAGAGCCAGCATTACAGTCGCCCTCGAAGTCGTATGCTGAACCCAAGCAGCCACCGGAACGAATAAGCACAACCCAGAATACAATAACCACAAAACGCTGCACCAAGTGCGGGAAGTCTCAACCTGCTGTAACAGAGTTTTACCGCAGCTCAAAGCAGCCTGATGGTTTTTCTGTATGGTGCAAAACATGCCACGCAAATAGGGATAAAGAAGATCCGAGATACAAGCGTTGTCCAAAGTGCAAGAAACGAAGGCTTCGGACAAGTTTCTATAAATCTGACAAGAACCCAGATGGACTGACTAAATGGTGCCGGTATTGTTTAGACAAGCAGCGATAGTATTCTTGTGCACTATTGCACTGCATCAGGCTCATGCTGAAACAATTACCGGCAAAGTGGTTGAGGTTTCTGACGGGGATACCATTACTATCTTGGTGCCGGGCAATAATCAGCGAAAAGTACGACTTGCCGAGATTGATGCTCCTGAGCGCGGCCAACCATACGGATCAAAGGCAGCTCAAATGCTGGCCGATATGGTGGCTGGTAGATCGGTGCAGGTTCGCTCAAATGGTGCGGACAGGTACGGTAGAACTATCGGGCGGGTGTTTTCATCTGGGCGTGACGTGAATAAATCAATGGTTGAGATGGGCGGTGCTTGGGTTTATCGCCAGTACATGACAGACCCTGATTTTTTAATGGTCGAGAAAAAGGCGCGTGCAAGCATGGCAGGTCTATGGGCTCTACCTGAATCGGAGCGAATTCCGCCTTGGGATTGGCGCAGACATAAACGTAAGCCTGTCGCATCAGTTGCCCCCAGCACTCCAGGTGCCTGCGGTATGAAATCAACTTGTGGCGAAATGAGCAGCTGCGCCGAGGCGCGGTTTTATCTGAAGTCATGTGGTATTCATCGCCTAGATGGTGATGGCGATGGCACCCCGTGCGAGTCAATTTGTAGATAACCCTCCCCTTCAGCATAAATACAGAACAGCCCGCTTCGGCGGGCTTTTTTGTGCCCAATTAAAATTTATGTACTTTTGGTACTTGACCTAATGTGTACTTATGGTTCATAGTCTCATCAACATAGCAGGCCAGCCCTGCACCGCTCTTTAAAAACCAAAGATCCCGCACCAGATCCACGCCTGCAGCACTATCGCAGTCGTCGGCGGTTAATCGTCTGGTACATGGTGGCTATGTAACCACCCACTGCTCCGCAGTGCTTCCCGAATACTCCCTCTTCGCTTGGCCTAAGAACGGCCAGCTGTACCGATGACAGTCTGACGGTTGATAAGCAATCGCCCAGCTGACAGTGGCGTGTAACTGCAGCAAGTGACACCTGAAAATTCCGTTTGCGCCTTCATTGAGGGCGCATTCTGAATCAACAGGAGAACCACCATGACAAACCTGCACAGCTTCAGTGAGCGCAACTACATCATGGCAATGCGCAACAAGGCAAAAGCACGCGCCGAAAGGCTTGCCAAGTTCCAGATCGTTATCGAGTCGGTACACCCAGGCCACTTCGGCCAGCTCCCGCCATCACCAGAGGAGTTGGAATCAAAAGCCTTCCTTCTCGGACTCTGAAAATTCTCGCTGCGCATTCTTACGAGTGTGCAGCCGGAATTGAAACAGGAGGACCTTATGAAAGGCGCAAGAGAATACGCACGGCTTTTCGAAACAGGACAATACGGAAGGCTTTATTTGGTCTCTGGGAGCCATGCCAGGGGCAAGACATTTCACGTCTATATTCTGCCCGCTAACGAAGAGGCAAAGCAGAACGGGCCTCACAATCCACCGCTCAATAAAGATGCAGTTGAAGTCTATGGCATTACCGGCGGTCAGCCTGGATGGACAGAGACTTATGGCTGGCTGCATGAGGGGAGATGGCAAGAGGATTTCGATCTCTTAGTTGAGCAGCGGCGCAGTGAAGTAGCCGCACGTGAAATTGCGAATGAAGAGGCCCAATCGGATGCCAATAACACTGAAACCCAGCGTGTAGCGTCATTGCTCGCTACGTACTGAACACTCTGCTGGATATAGCCATGAAGAGTCTATTCAAGCGGCTACGCTGCCGCTCACAGGTCATCGTCTTGCGCGGTGACGGTTGGATTCACCCTGATAGTGACGTTGCAAACGAGAGGCGGCGCATCCGCTGGATGTATCGGCGCCTTGCACGCAATCGGCAGCCAACGTTGCAGTTTGATATTCCGATCTATAAGCCGGAGTAACCGCCATGTACGACCACGGATCAAACCTGCGTGCTCAGGCCGGTGCGCTGGAAGAATTGTTGTTTGAACGTAGTGACGAAATCACCGAGCTGGTGGATGTGTTCATGGAGTCCGGCCTAACCATCGGTAACCGCTGGCACAAGCTGCGTGATGCACATCTGGCCTTCTTTGAGTCACCTCAGTTTGAAGGCCGGGATCAGCGCTCAATGCAGCCTGGATTGACTGATACGCAGAAGCAGGCGCTGGCCACCGAGTATGAAGAACTGATGCAGTCCTATATCCGGCACTACGTTGAGATGCTGGAGCCTGAATTAACTCGAGAAATGAAGGACGCAGCATGAGCACCATCACCCTTTACGCCTACTGCTGGGTTATCGGTGATACCGAAACCATCCGTTACCGCGCCTTCCCGATTGAGGATGACGAACGGCGTCTGGGAATGATCCAGATCGCAGAGGTTGAAGTCGAAGTGCCGGATATTGACCCGGTTGTACTGGCCGCCGCCAAGCGCTGCGGGTATCTGCAGTATCAGGCGGCAAAACGAATTAAGGAACAGGAGAACGCAGCATGAATGCCATCGTACAACAGGCCCAGGAACGGGCCTTAAGCCAGTGGTTTGAATCCAATCCTTGGGCAGCTATGCGCGGAATTGACGAAGCCATGTGGAACGCCCTTTGCACCACTATTTACCCGGGCGCAAAAACCGAGTCAATTCTGATGGCAGTCGATTACTGCAAGGCCCGTAGTTTGGACATCATGTTGAAGCCCGTCCATCTGGTGCCTATGCAGGTCAAGGATGCGCAGACCGGTAATAAGGCGTGGCGTGACGTTCCGATGCCAGGTGTCGGGCTTTACCGTATCCAGGCTGATCGGTCTGGAGATTATGCCGGTGCGGATGAGCCTGAGTTCGGGCCGATCATCGAAGCCGAGTTTGACGGTCAGGATTACCAGAAGAATCCGATCAAGGTAAAGGTGCGCTACCCAGAGTGGTGCAAGTACACCGTCTACAAGATGATCGGGGGGCAACGAGTTTCGTTCAAGGCTACCGAGTTTTGGCTGGAAAACTATGCCACTCAGTCAGCCTACAGCGAAGCGCCGAACGCCATGTGGAAGAAACGACCCTTCGCACAGCTGGCCAAGTGCGCCGAAGCGCAAGCCTTGCGTAAAGGATGGCCCGAGATCGGTCAGGAACCAACAGCCGAGGAAATGGAGGGTAAGGCATATATCGAAAAAGATATCACCCCACCCCGTCAGGCAGATAGCGCACCGGTTGCGCTGGAGCATTACCCGGCTGATTCCTTTGAGCAGAACTTCCCCAAGTGGAAGGCCGCCATTGAAGCAGGCAAACGCACCCCGGAGCAGATCATCCAGACAGTCGAATCAAAGGCTGCGCTGACACCGGAACAAAAACAGCAGATTGAAGGAGTAGCAGCGTGAACATCTTATCCCTGCAGCAAGGCACCCAGGCATGGCACGAAGCGCGTGCCAAGCACTTCACCGCAAGCGAAGCACCGGCAATGGCCGGTGTTTCCAAATATACCAGCCGGTCAGACCTGCTGAAGCAGAAGAAAACCGGTATCGCCCCCGAGGTTTCGGATCACCAGCAACGCATCTTCGACCGCGGCCACGCAGCAGAAGCCGCGGCACGATCTATTGCCGAGGAGACAATCGGAGAAGAGTTGTTTCCGTGTACCGCCACCAGTGACGAATACCCGCACCTGCTGGCCTCATTCGATGGGGTCACAATGCTGGGTGATGCGATCTGGGAACACAAGCATATCAATGACGAATTGCGTCATGCGAATGTCGATACACTGCCCGAGCATTACAAGGTACAGATGGATCAGCAGCTGCTGGTATCCGGCGCTGAGAAGTGCCTGTTTATGGCCAGCGATGGCACAAAGGCCGACTGCAACTGGTTCTGGTACGAGTCCACGCCGGAGCGATTCGCAGCCCTGCTTGCTGGCTGGGAGCAATTCAAGGCGGATCTGGATGCCTACGAGCCGCAGCCGGAAAAGGTTACCGCCACCGGTACCGCCCCTGATTCGCTGCCAGCTCTGGTGGTGGAGCTGACCGGTGCCGTGCGTGCAAGCAACTTGGCCGAGTTCAAGGATATCGCACTGGCTCGCATTGCCAACATCAAGACTGAACTGGTCACAGATGAGGACTTCGCCACCGCTGAAAAGACGGTCAAGTTCTTGGACAAGGCCGAGAAGGAGCTGGAGAACACCAAGGCTGCAGCACTGCAGCAGACGGCCAGTATTGATGAGCTGTTCAAGACCATTGATCACCTCAAGGCGGAAATGCGCGACAAGCGGTTGCTGCTGAATCGGACAGTGAAAGCTGAGAAAGAAAACCGCAAGGCGCAGATTGTCGAGCAGGCGGATAAAGCCTTTACCGCCTGGCTGAATCAGCAAGCATCACCGGCACCGGTCAACGTCCACTTTGCCCCCGCTATTGTCATGAAGGGCAAAAAGACGATTGCCAGCCTGCAGTCTGCCGCCGATGACGCCCTGGCTGCCGCCAAGGTAGAAGCCAAACAGCAGATCGATCTGTTCAAGTCGAACCGCGCCATGCTCAAAGAGAAGGCATTAGAGTTCGACTTCCTGTTCCGTGATTGGGTGCAGCTGATCGCCAAGCAGCCGGAGGATCTGGAATCAACAATCACCGCTCGCATTGCTGAACATCAGCAGCGTGAGCAGGCGAAGCTGGAAGCCGAGCGTGAGCGTATCCGCCGCGAGGAGGAAGCCAAGGCCAAAGCTGAAGCGGAACGCCTGCAGCGAGAAGAGCAGCAGCGTATCCAGCAGGCACGGGATCAGGAACTGGTCGAACGGCAGAAAGCCGAGCAGACGGCAGTAGCTGAAGCGGATCTTGAGCGTGCCAACAGCGCACCGATTGAGCAGCCGCAGCGGCAGGCTACAGCAGATACCCGCAGCCGTGAGGAGATCGACATTGCGATCTGGCTATTCGATAACGCTTTTGTCACCCAGGCACAGGCTGGCCAGATTGCACAGGCAATCGTAAACGGTAGCATCCCGCATGTTCAGGTGAGGGCTGCAAAAGCGGCATAGCGCCATGTCCGACTACCTCATCTACCTAAATAAAAGGCTGGTCACCACGATCAGCCTTTCTACTTTCCCCCGCTGCAACGGGACGGCAGTTGCCACCCGGCACGCCCGGCAGCTTTTCCGCAGTAACAACGTCCGTGCCGTTTTGGTGCGGTAATCGAATTCATATAGGAACTGGATATGGAACAGCTTCACGAACTGATGTCGACTCGCCTTCAGGCGGCAATTGACGAAGGCAAGCTCACTGATCTGATGGATAAGCATATCACCGAGATGCTGAACAGCCTGATCCGCGAGCAGCTGAGATGTTACAGCGACACATCCAAGGCGCTGGAGGCCAAGATAAAAGAGTCCATGGCCGGCGCGATTGAGCGGATCAGCTTCCCTGAATACAGCAAGTACGTTGCCGATCTGGTGGTTCGGGAATATGGCAATGCACTGAGTGAGGATGCAGCTGCACTGTTCCGAAAACAGATAGGTGACAAGCTGGACCCGGCGCCAGAGCAAATGACAGCTGACGACTTCTTTGAAGGGGTCAAGAGGGCGCTATCCGATTCAGCAGAACATGGCGAAATCGAAATGGACTGGAGAATCAGCGAGGACGAAGAAGCCATCCGGCTGACAATTGGTGAGCGGCACAGCAAGTACATGATCGTGTTTTACAGCTTCATCAACTGCGACCAGCCCGGACACGCTATCGGCTACATCAAAGATGATGGCGGCAATAGCCTGACTATTGGTGTCAGCGGCGCCACACACGCGACCCATGGACTCGACAACTACTTGTACCGTCTGTACTGCAGCAAGACCGAGATCACCGACCTCTTGGACTGGGATGGCTGCAATCTGCAAATGTTTGAAGATTAACCACTATCTGCCTCGCCCGGCGCTGCCGGGTGCTTGCCTGAGTAACAACGTCCGTGCCGTTTTGGTGCGGTGATTAAGGAGATCCACACCCATGAACGAACAGCAACAAGAAGCCGAGATCCAAGCCAAGAACTTGAACGCGCCCCGGCTGACGCCATCCGCCATCGACTCAGTAATAGCCAGCGAGCATTACTTTACCGCCCGTGATGGTGTTGTTGGTGTAGAGCTGGATGCTGGCCTGATTGATGAGGCCGGTGAAACCAATACACCTGACGCACTGCGCCTACTGACCTTCTGCGTTCTGGTGTTGGAGAACGGCTTTACCGTTACCGGCGAGTCTGCCTGTGCCAGCCCTGAAAACTTCGATGCAGAGATCGGGCGAAAGATCGCCTATGAGAATGCGCGGCAAAAAATCTGGCCGCTCGAAGGGTATCTGCTGAAGCAGGCTTTGCACGACGGCAAGTAATCCACCACCAAGCCCCGCCAGCCGGGGCTTTTCTTTGCAAGGAATACCGATGATCTACTTCAAGAAGCTACACGAAAACGCGCAGCTGCCCACTCGCGGCAGCGAGCATGCCGCCGGTCTGGATCTGTACGCAGTTGAGCGGATGGATATCTGGCCGGGTGCCCAGGTAATGATCCCCACTGGTCTTGCCGTTGCCATCCCTGCTGACCACTACGGTCGTATTGCACCCCGCTCCGGCCTTGCCGCCAAGTACGGCATACAGGTTCACGCCGGGGTGGTGGACAGTGACTATAGGGGAGAAATGCGCGTCTGCCTGATCAATCACGGTGACAAGATGGTGGAGATCAAGCCGGGTGATCGCATTGCCCAGCTGATCATTGAGAAGTGCCTGATCGTGCCGGCAGCATGGGCGGATGAATTGGACGGCACCGAACGCGGCGCCGGAGGCTTTGGTAGTACAGGACTGTAACCATGAACGTGAACGCAGTACTCCATGACGTGAAGGAGACAGACAAATCCTTGAAGGCCATCGCAGCCGAACACGGTTTGAAGAGCGGCCTTCACGTTACCAGCCTGTGCCTGGAATATGGCATATCAAAAGCATTCCTGAAGGCACGCGCCGACCGGATGCGCCGATTGAATGCCAGCAGGCCCAGACCTAATGGGCGTGGGCCCAAGAAGCAACGCGATAAATTTCACCGGCCAGAGCCAACGGAGTTCATCAGGGAGTCAATGACCGGTGACGGTTTCTCACTCTACTGGCTCGGGAGGGAATGGGTGTGATTTTACCGGATAACGGACGCTACAGAGCGAACAAGTACAAGCAGGCGGAATACCCGCTACCGCCTGAAGTGATTGATGACTTCGATAACTCGCTACTGTCATTTCGTGAAATCTGCCTCAAGCACGGGTACGGCCAGAAGTCTCTCGCCGGCGTGCTGCGTGATCACTACGAGTACGATCTGCCGAAGCGCGCAGCTGACATTGCAAAGCGCAGACGGGAGAAAGGCCACACCTAGCGGGAATGAATATTACTGGTACAACCAGCACGGTTGGCAGCCGTTCGCTAACTGTGATCACGATCAGGAGAGACTTGTGGAGATAAAGCGGCCTGACAAGATCATTCAGAAGCCCACCGTGAAAAAGCCCAGTATGGCCGAGCTGTACCCGAAGTATTACAAAGACTTCACTGGTGTAGATGAGGCCGATGTGTACCTGGTTCACGACCGCTTCCAGATCGATGACCCGTCAGGCTGCCTGCAGCACGCCAGCAAGAAGATCCTGCTATCAGGTACCCGAAACGGCGGCAAGTCACTGGCGCAAGATATCAAAGAAGCCCGCGACACCTTGACGCGGAAGCTGCAACTGATGGGGGTGGAGTGATGACACCGGAACAGCTTGAACAGGCGGCCCGGCTTTGGAATCGGGTTTGCACCCTGCAGCTGAGCATTACCAGCCTGGGGCATGGCGGCCTGACCGATATCGTTATGCGCTTCGATGATGGCACGGCCAAGCGCATTACGGATGAGTCCCTGATCCTTGCCCGCGCCGGTATTGAGCAGGCATTCAGACGGGAGATAGACCAGATCAAGTATGTGCTGCGCACCGAGTTTGGCGTGTCGGAAACAGTGAGGGCGGTGGCGTGAATCAGCCAAAGACATACCCCAAAGGCGGCCGCTGCGCCGCCTGCCAGCACCGGGACGCCGACTGCAGCTGGCGTAACTTTGAATCCATGCCGCCGATGCAAAAGGACGGCGAGGAAGTGATTGTGAAGTGCACAGGCTTTGAGAGGATCGAACGATGATGGATATTGATAAAGCGTTTGAGCAGTTCATCGAGTTCCCGGAAGGTAGTAGCGGCAATCTTGTTACCACCGTCAGCGCCAAGCTGTTTGCCAAGTATTGTGTGGAGAAGCTACAACAGCAAAACGACTACATGAGCGCACTGGCAAGCGGCCAGCCGCTATATGACATGGAAGAAAAGATCGCGGATCTGATGCAGCGGAATAAGGCTCTGAAGGGTGAGGCGGAGCGGCTGCGCAAACACAACGATGAGCTGCAGCTATATAACGTAGGACTGGCTGAGTCTGAATTAAAGCTGCAGCAAGAGCGCGATCAGCTGAAAAAAGAGATCGCCCACTTACAGATTGAAGTCAACAACCTGCGCGGCCTGAAACCCGAAATTCCACCGCTTCCAGGAGAAGACTGGCCCCGGGAGCTGCCGCGCTACATTTTGCGCGAGAACGGCCCGCACAGGCCACGT